ACCGATTCGGCCAAAAGCGCGAGGTGCAGGTTCACCTGTTCAGCAGCCAGCTGGAAGGCGCCGTGCTCGCCAACCTGCGCCGCAAGCAATACGACGCTATCGCAATGGGCGAAGCGCTCGCCACCGAAACGGCTGAGGCCGTCCGCGCCGCCATCTGCGGCACCAAACGACAGACCAATGACTACATCGCCGCGCGCAAGGTGAAAGCGCCCGCGTGGCTCAGGAGTGAAGCCGCATGAACTGCATCAGCCAAGTTGACCGTCCAGACAGCACGCTTTTTAACGGAGATTGCGTCGAGGTAATCGCCGGCCTGCCGGATAACAGCGTGGACTATTCGATCTTCTCTCCCCCATTTTCCTCGCTCTACACATATTCGAACAGCCCGCGCGACATGGGCAACAGCCGCACGGACGCGGAGTTTTTCGAGCACTTCGATCATCTGGTCAGGGAGCTTGCCCGAGTTATCAAGCCCGGCCACAACGTCAGCTTCCACTGCATGCAGCTGCCGACCAGCAAGGAGCGCGACGGCTATATCGGGCTGAAAGACTTCCGTGGCGATCTGATCAAGGCATTTCAGAAACACGGCTTCATCTACGCGAGCGAGGTCTGCATCTGGAAAGATCCCGTGACCGCAATGCAGCGGACGAAGGCGCTGGGTCTGCTGCACAAGACGATCCGCAGCAACGCCACGATGAGCAGGCAAGGGATCGCCGACTACCTCGTGACCATGCGCAAGCCTGGCGAAGTGATGGACAAGGTGGCGCACGACGATCTGCCGGTTGACGAGTGGCAGCAGCTGGCGAGCCCGGTATGGATGGATATCAACCCGAACGACACGCTCCAGTTTCGCAGCGCCCGCGAGCACGACGACGAGCGCCACATCTGCCCGCTCCAGCTTGAAGTCATCCGGCGCGGCATTCGCCTTTGGACAAAGGCCGGCGACGTAGTGCTGACGCCATTCCTTGGCATCGGCAGCGAGGCCTTCTGCGCCGTAGAGATGGGCCGGAAAGCCATCGGTGTCGAGCTGAAAAAGAGCTACTTCGATCAGGCAGTGAAGAACATCGACAGCCTTGCGGCGCAGCATGATCTGTTCGCCATTGCATGAACGCACCAATCTTCTGCCGCACGGACGGCAAGCGAATCGGCCAATGCGCCTGTTTCCGCTGCCGCCCACCGGAGCCACCCAAGGAGGCGCCATGCGCACCTACACCATCACCGTAACCGAGCGCCAGGCCGCAGAGCTGCAAGAGGCCTGCGAGCTACTGGCGCGGATCAAGATCGGTCAGATCGACCACGCCATTGAGCGTCTGCCGGGCTTCTACGACCGGCGCGACTGGGAGCAGGTCCACGCCACGCGGCACGAGATACAGCGCCTGGCGAACACGCTGATGCCGGAGGCCACAAAGCGCCGAGAGGATGGCGTTGCGTGGGACTTGTATCAGGTCATCCGGCATCGCCTTTCATGGGATCGCGCACACGACCAAGGCGTCATCCAGCCCGGCGAGCCTCGCAAATGGCCCGAGATGATGGGCGTCTGCTACGACGATCCGCTGGCAATGAGCGGGCTGCCGCTGGCCACAATCAAGGAGATTGAGCAATGAACGACACACTGAAGGCAGCAGGACACATCGGCGCTGAGCTGGGGGCTGCGAAGGCTGAGAACGAAATGCTGCGCGAGCTTTTGCGTGACGTGGAGTTCCGCGGAGCGCTGACAGGATGGGAGCCAGGCCTTATTGGCCAGATCACAGCTGCCCTAGCCCAGCAGGCCGAGCCCACCGACACCTTCACCGCCACCGACATGACCACAGCCGCAGCGCAGGGGTTCAGGGATGGGCAGGCGGCAGTAGAGCCAGCCCCGGCGCAGGATGAGCAGTATCCGCCATGCGACTTTTGTGGGGTCATCCCAGACCATCATCCTTGGCACGGTAGTGGGCTGTTTAAGGGCGTCGACAGCCCGCATCTCCATGCATGCAACGAGTGCCGCCCCCTTCTGCCGGCCCGCCCCGCGCAGATCGAGCAGCAGCCTGTCGCTTGGATGCTTGAAGGTGCTGTTGGTGGCAGCTGTCTGGAGTTTCAGCAGAGCGACTTGCTTGATAGCCAGCGCCGTTACGGTGGCTGCATGGTTCCGTTATTCGTTGCCCCCATCGCGCAGGCCGCCCCGCAAGGCAAGTTCCGCATGGGCGACCTCGTGAAGAAGTCCACCGGCAGCGAGTGGGAAGGCCGCGTGGTTGGCTGGTACTCCACCGAACAGACGCCAGAGGGCTACGCAGTCGAGAGCAGCGCCCATCGCAACAGCGTGCAGATTTACCCGGCTAAGGCACTGGAGGCCGTATGACTATATCTGACGACTACTTCGCTGATACCGGTGAGACGGTAGGCAAGGCAGCGATCCGGCTGCACGCACTCGGCATTAGCATCGAGCAGGCCGCGCACCAGATCGGCTACGCCACGTCGAGCGACCTGCGCAAGTGGCTAGCTCGACGCGGACTGGAATGCCCATGGCCGCCATCTCGCGCATTCCCGCATCGAGGCCGACCGCAGATCAAGATCACCGACAAGGTGCTGGACGACTACTGCGCGCTTCGGCTTGGAGGCGCCATGTCTTCCGAGGCCTGCTCGATCCTTGGCCACAGCGAGCGATCGATATACAGCGCACTGAAGAATCGCCGGCCAGATGTGAGGCTGCCGAGGGTTACGAGCAGGCGCAGGAATGCACGAGCGACGCAGGAGGCAAGAGCATGAGCCTGTGGCAATCATTCAAACGCCTGCCGGAGCAGGAGCAGAAGCGCCAGTTTGAAATCCTCGCCAAGTCGGACATGCAGCGAATCCGCATGGAAGTCTGGATAGAGGAAGAAGGCGAGCGCACGAACGTGTGCGTGAAGGACGTGATCGGCAAGCGCTGCAGTTACTGCGGCTGCCGGGAATTGGAGGGGTGAGGGATGAAATTAAGCCTTGAGAAATGGGCGGAAGCGAACTTCGATCCGGTGCCGACGCTCAACACGCTACGGCGATGGGCGCGGGAAGCGAAGATTTTCCCAGCACCGGTGAAGCACGGGCGCAGCTATTATGTTGAGCCAGACGCACAGTACATCGAGCCAGGCACGCTTGCCGGGCGCATCGCGAGGGATCGACATGGCGCCAAGGCCGCGTAAGACCGGTTCGAAAGACCTGCCGCCGAACCTGTACCGCAAGACGGACAGCAGGAACGGCGTCACTTATTACAGCTACCGTGACCCAGTATCGGGCAAGTGGTACGGCCTGGGCAGCGACAAGGCACAGGCCGTACGGGAGGCCGTGCACGCCAACCATGCCGGCGCCAAGATGCAGCCGGCCCTGGTTGAGCGTATAGCAGTCGCGCCGGCCCGCAGGTTCTCGGAATGGATCGCCGAGTACCGCAAGCTCTACGCAGAGCGCGACGTGTCCGACCGCAGCAAGGAAACCGTGCGCATGAGGCTGAACCGTCTCAGCGAAGCGTTGGGGCACCTCGACACGGCAAGCATCGGGACGTTTGAGATTGCCGCCTACCTGAAGACCTTCACGGATGAAGGCAAGGCGCAGATGGCGCGAGCCATGCGTTCATTGCTGAGCGACCTGATGCGCGAGGCGATAGCGGCGGGATGGCGAAAGGACAACCCGGTCGAAGTGACGCGGGCCGCGAAGGTGAAGATCAAGCGCGAGCGGCTGACCCTGGAACTATGGAAGGCGATCTATGCTGAGGCCAATCAGCCTTGGCTGAAGCGGGCAATGGAGCTTGCGGTGCTGACCGGCCAGCGCCGGGACGACATTGCCGCGATGCTGTTCAAGGACGTGCAAGACGATCACCTGCATGTGATCCAGGCGAAGACCGGCGCGCGCCTGCGAATTAGCACAAAGCTCCGCCTAGAATCGCTTGGGCTCGAGCTTGGCGAGGTGGTTAAAGCCTGCCGGGATGCGGTAGTGTCCAAGCATCTCGTGCATCACAGCCGCACCGTGAGCCGCGCGACGCCGGGAATGCCAATCATGCTGGACACATTGACCAGCGCGTTTGCAGCAGCCCGCGACCGCGCCGGCAAGAAGGTTGGCATAGAGTTCGGAGAGAGTCCGCCTACCTTCCACGAGATGCGATCACTGGCTGCCAGATTGCACGCAGCGGAAGGCCGCGATCCTCAATTGTTGCTCGGCCACAAGTCGGCAGCGATGACCGCGCTATACCGCGACAGCCGGGGCGCCGAGTGGATCGACGTGGCATAATCGGCGACGGAGTTTTGGCGAGATTTTGGAGAGGATTTGTAGAGGATGGAAACGCCCTTTAGAATCAGGCACTTACGTCTCTATGGTATCAAAGCCTGGGACGCCGCACGGATCAGGCTCAACGCCTAGTGCCGCGCGACTTTCAGCCATTTTTCACGCTCAAAAATCCGCTCTTTTTCGCAATCTCCCGCGCCAATAGAATCAAACACTTACGTTTGCGTTTTGGGGAAGGAATTTCCCCTATCTCAGCCCGTCCGGGCAACCCAATCCCCCTACGCAACAAACCTGATCCGGTACGCCTCACGCTCTGCCGCGGACATGAACTCCCAGGCGAAGTCCTCATCCTTCGGGCCGCCCGCGCATTGCCCGTAGCGATACCAGCCGCCCACGCGCAGCCCGGAGTACATCAGATTGCGCTTGATGACTCCAACGCCGAGCGTTTCCAGCATCTCGCGGAACAACTCGTCGGCTTCGGCTCGGCTGACCTGCTGTGAACAATAAAGCCAGTCGTGGGTCACGCCCGCCGCGCGGTGATCGAGGCCATCGAACAGCGGATCGACCAGCCAGGGTATCGACGCCAGATCGGTGATGAACCAGCGCGGCACGGTGAACTCCCGGCCGTCGCGTGCGTGGTAGCGGAAGGGCTCAAGCAACACCCACTCGCCCGGCTTGTACGCCCGCAGATCCAGCGCACCGGAGAACCATGCTTTCTCACTCATAGCATTCCACCCTCACGCGATGCGGGGCCGTCCGCGTGTCCATCACGGCGCGATAGGCCGCACGGTCTACGGCTGGCTTGCCGCAGTAGTAGGAGGCGAGCGAGGCTGCGCAGCCTTGTAGGGTGAGCAGTAGGCAGGCGGCAATGATCAGGCGGATCATTTCCGGCCACCATGCTCGAGGGAGAAGTGATTGCCGTCATTGAACCTTCCGCCCCATGTACCGCCTATGGATTCCCAGAACTCGCCAAGCTCCCGGTAGTCCTCGCTTGCGGTCATGTACTTGCCGCCTTTGAACAGGTTGAAATCGACAGCCAACCGCTCCTTGTGCAGCGAAACCGCCGAGCTGTAGGACTTCTTCTCCCCTACAGCGCCATGCACGCGCGGGTCGCGGTAGGCATCACCGAAGGTCAGCTCGTAGCCGTTCGCATAGGCGAAGTCGATCAGCTGGCCGATCATGCGGGCGAACTGCCGCTGCTTTGATCCGAGGGTCATACTTTTCTCCAGGCATTAAAAAACCCGCCGAAGCGGGTCTGTGTGTTGCGGATGGTTTACGGCCAGCCCTGGTCGAGCATTTCCGGCGCGAAGGTGCCGGCCTCCAGCGCGTCGAGCAGTTCGGCCTCCCGGTTAAAGCAGGCCTGGACGTGAGCCCGCGCCGCCGTGGCTACGCCGATAATCTGCTCAGCCGTCAGGTCAACGAAGCCTGTCGAAGTCTTCCAGCGCAGCGAGTAGTTCGGATCAAGCATGGCCTGAACAGTCGCGCCAGTGATAAGCGCCTGACTGTCGCGGCCTGTATCGATGTGCATGCCGCCAACGTCGATACCCGCCACCTCAGCCTGCCAGCGGCGGTCGGCGATCAGTTGGGTCATCTGTTCGCGCTGCTGCAGCTCGCGTTCCGCCAATTCATCAGCCGTAAAATCCCGCACCTCCCACGTCTGATACCACACCCCGTCTCTCTGTTCGGGCTGACCCTCGGTCACTACGTCGCCGGGTGGCGGGTCAGTTTGATTGATACGGGCGTAGCCGAAGGGTTCTAACGCCTCGTCGTTGGGGTCAGATGGAAAACTCACAGTTGGGTTTTCTTGCTGCATCTCGTAGAGCGAGACGGATTCACCAGTGGATGCGCGGATATACATGAGCCACCTATATGCGAGTCAAATTAGTTATGTTGAGGGAGAGAGCAGTTGGTGCTCCTAGCGCAGTAGTGGTAAGAGAACCTGCATAGCGTGTCGGGAGTGATCCAGGCGTGGACGCGCTGATGTCGGAAACATTCAAAGCGGTGACGGCCATCGTTGTATAAGTTATCCCGTTATGTATTCCAAGTTTTGCGCCATTCCACGGAAATCGAGCGATTTTATTAGCGAGCGAGATCACGTAATCACCGCCACTGGTCAGCGAGAATCCAAAACCGCCTCCAGCGCCAAAAGATCGCGCCCATATAACGCTTCCGTCTGCTGCGCTGATTTTAAGTATTTGAGTTCCACTCAAAACGCACAGCGTCCCGTCTGACTCGACCCGCACTATGGTGTTATATACCGAGAACGGGAATCCTCTGTACATTTTCTGCCATACAATGTTACTGCCCGACAACCTAGCTATAACTAAATTATTCCCTGTTGCCGCCTCATACCTATAGCCAAGCGCAAAATCATTGTTGCTGTTTCCAGAATAATTTAGTGCCGCTTCCTGCGCACCGACCACCGCTGCAATTGCCATAGATGAGGTAGAAAAAATGCGCACTAGATTCCCGCTCGAATCGGTCGATTGAATGCGTGCGCGCGGCCCAAATGTGCCTGTAAGTGTGTAATCTGATCGATAAATACTGCCATCGACAGTGTTGAAGGACTGGATTGCATATGCAGGGCTTGCGGATGAGTTGTGATACATGGCGCATATAATTATGCGCGAGGAATCCTGCCAGGCCCCGCGAAGTTCAACATGACTGCGACTTATTGTTTGATTGTATTTACCCCATACATATACCCCTGCTGAGCTAAACTTCATAAGTGCGACGCTAGAGCTATATGACCCTGCCACATACACATATCCGTCTGTGGATGTGAACATTTCCCCCATAGTGAAGTTGGTGGGGTAAGTTCTAGCCCACTTCACGACCCCCTCTGGACTGATGCAGGCGATACGTGTCGCGTCTGACCAAACCAAATCCCCATTAGGCAAAGCGTCAACTTTGCCGGCGGTAAAATTACCAACCCAATGGTTTTCCCGCTTCCCCGCCATCGTCATAGGTTCAATCATGCTGCCGCCCCTCGCGACCCTACACAGGTTCCCGCCGCCCAATGCAGGACGACGAGCAGCATCGTTCCACTGATGGTAGGAGCGTTCCCGCCGTCCCATGTGATACCGGTCGGCCAGTTGACTGTGTAGTTGTTGAGATTGCCTGTCAGCAGGATGGTGGCCGTCATTGATCTATCGGCAGCAGGCGGGTTGACGATGCTCAAAGTGCGATTTGAGTTAACTGTGATCTTGAAAACCTGCGCCTCGGCCAAATCCAACACCGTAGTAGTTGCCAGCGCCGCCACGTCATATCGCTTGTATCCACTGCTGGCGACGACCATTCCGCTGGCATCCACGACTAGCGGCAGACCCTCCTTCCCGGTTGTGTCGATGCCCGTTGCAGCGCCCGCTAGCGCGGCAGATACCTCGGCGGCTGTTGCTGCATCCTCCGCGCCCTGTCGCGCTGTGTTGGCTAGCGCAACCTGATCGGCGGCGCCCTGTTCGTGTTGCGACGCTGTCGTCGCGCTGTCTGCCGCTGCCGTGGCGCTGGCGTTGGCGACGATGGCGCGTTGATCGACAAATTCAGCGGAAGCGTTGAACTCTGCGACCATGCCAACCTGAGCCGCAACGAACGCATCGGCCTTGGCTGTGAAGTCGCTCGGAGCATCCGCCCGCGTCGGCGCTGGCGGTAGTGGCGTGATAACGGGTGCTGTCATTGGAAGCTCCTAACCTCTAGGGTCATGTCGCATAGCGCGGGGTTCGCTATTACGGTGGCCAGACGCTCGAAGCGCCCGACGATGATTGTTGTGTCCATGCCGGCATCGCCAACATAGAGCGATGGCACGTCGCGCAGACGCTCTAGCGTGCGCATGGCAGTGCCGATCTGGTCGGTGGGTATGCGTAGATCGAAATCGACTGTGCGCCGTGACCCTCGCGGCGTCAGGGTGACGTTGCCGAAATCGTCCTCGTCGGTGCGGGTGTAGCTGACCAGTCCGAGGCCGGTGCCGTAGACGGCCATTCCGATTTCCAGCGCGCCACCGAGAACCAGGGTGCCTACCTGAGCCGTGCCGCCAGGCGCCGAAACGATGACTTGCACG